TTCAGCAGTAGTATAATTATTGTCAGTATGAACATACGCAGCATCTATAACAGTATTAGCATTATATGGTTGAACAGTAGTACCTATTGCTGTTCCTGTAAGATATCCTGCTAGAGCATGATTACCCCAAGAAAAAGCGGTATTCCAGTTAGCAGAATAATCTGCAATAGAAGTTCCCCATGCACTTCCAGTTGATACTGGGATACCAGCAGGAGGATAAACCATTGAATTTATATTCCATGTTCTATTAGCTGATAAATCATAAGTAACTCCATTTATTGTAAGTGTTCTTGTAGTTGGTACAAAACCAGTACCACCACCGCCTCCAGAAGCAACTAAAGTGTTACCTATTAAAGAAAGACCAGAACCTAAAGCTATTTCTTGAATTGTTCCTGAACCAGCATCGTATCTACCTAACAATGTTTGAGTAGTTACATTTTGCATTTTAGAAAATGTAACAATACTATTATTTATAGTCCATACAGAACCAGTATTAGATACAGTTATATCTCCTTTATCACCGTCTGGAATAGATTGAAATTTAGAATCTACATAACCTTTATCTACAAGTGATCTTGGTCCAAAATTAGCAGAATAATCTAATTCATACATTAAACCTTTAAACGATCCTGCAAAAGGTGTACTAATATTAAAATACTGCTTTGATGTTCTAAGTTCAGAAACAGCTGTTCTATGTAATCTAATATAATCATCTTCAGTTTGTTTAATATTTGTTTCTATTTTAGTAACTTGAATATAAGGTTGAAATGTATTTGAAAAAGGACCGCCTATTGTTACAGAATTTCCGGGCATAATTTTAATACCCGTACCTCCTAAACTAAAATTACTACCGGGAAAATCATTATTTACATCACCTAATTGAATTAATTTCCCAACACTATCTGCTTTTATACTAAATGTATCTGTAACAGTAGCAACTGCTTGTGTTGATATAAATCCACTACCACCATAAATACCACCTGTACTACCACCACCAGTTGCATTCATTAATGCTACTTCCAATACTTGTAATGCATTTTTAATAGTTGTATTATCTGGTATAATAGTTCCTGAAAAAGTACCTAAATTAGTAGAATATTGTGGTACACCTGTTAGTTGTATTAGTTCTGTTAAACCGGCTATTTTAATAGAATTATCGTCTATTCTTTCTTGTGTCCATACAACTAAATCAACACCTTCATTTCCTAAACCTCCACTTACAATAGTACCCGGAGCACCTCCCGGTAAACTTTTTGTAATTTGAGTTTTAATTATGTTAGCAGGTAATACCAGTTTTTTATATTTATCATATATACCCATAGTCATTTAAGAAAAAAGGGCCTTGCCGACTATTGCCAACAAGACCCTTATTATAAAATAAAATTAAGACAGACGAAACTACCACCTACAAAGTAGCATCGGCAATAAATTCAGCACCACCATAATTATTTTTAGCGGATGTAAGCCACTGATTCAAAATTGAAGTAACACTGGAAACTGTATTAACAGAAGGTGTGCCAGTACCAGCATCATTAGAAGTAGTCATTGTAATTGGTGCATTACCTGCAGCAATTTCAGTTACAACAGTATTTACACTAAGTGTAAACGCAGATGCTTTTTCACAAGGGAACAGAAGTGTTACATTCTTTGGAGAAGTAACTTGAGTACCCAGTGGGTTTTCAGTATCGTAATAGTCAATGCTCATAGTAGTGTAAAGTTTAGCATCATTGATGTAATCTTTACCTTCTGCAAACCATTCGCCATGCGGATGATTTTGCGGAGTATGTACTGTCAGCAAGTAGCGATCACGAGATTGAATTCTTAGTTTTGCACCTGTATTAACAGACTCTTCAGCAGCAATTCTACTTACAGTTGGGTAAGTAGTAGTAAGAGCGTTACTAAACTCACCACCGTAAGAAACTTCTACAGTTGTTTGAACTTGCTCAATGTTGTCATAATAAGCAGCTTGCATTTCTGGCAGACCGAGTACGATGATAGCATCACAATCAGCTGCAGCACCTGCAGTAGCAATATTAACATTAAGAATAGTAGATGTACCAACAATAAGTGCATCACTGTTTACTGCTTTAGCCAAACCTGTAATCAGAGCTTCATCAGCAGTAATAGAGTAAGTAGTACCATTTACAGTTTGGAAAGGAATTGAAGTACCTTTGGTAATTGTACCAATAACAGTACCAGTACCACCGGCAACTTTAACACCAAATGCTACAATATTACGATTACCTTTCAGCAGACGGCTGTAATTATTAAAACCAGTTACTACACTTTTAAGTACATAATCTTTAGCGCTAGTTACACCAAGATCAGTATAATTTTTAGCAGGTACGATTACAGACAGTACATCGTTATTACGACCAAAATCACGGTCATTACGTACAGAAAGCAGACGAGCGTATGCTTTATATTCTACTTCATCAACAATAGTGTCAAAGTTAGAAGCAACTGTACCACCATAAGCACCAAAACGTGCTTTACGAATAGCAACTGTACGAATTTTATCGGCACGAATAACGCCAGATTCCAGATAACCTTTATCACCAACTTCCCACCTGTCAGCAAGAAGTGTATTAGAAGATGCAGGTGTACCTACAATAAGTTTAATTGCTTTTACTTCAGTAGCATCATCAGTAGCTTGAATAAATGTACCAAGTGGTTTAGTACCAGTGTAATCCCAAGAAAGGACACCAAGTTGACCATTGGCAATGTTAAGAGCACTTCCAGATCCTACAAGAGTAGTGTTAGATGCAAGTGCTTGATCACCTGTTACATTCATAATAACAGGGATAGAGACTTTGTTAGTTCTTTTAGACATAGTTAAATTGTTCTTGTAATTTTGTCTTCAGTAATTTGAATTTTAGATAAATCTTCTAAAGATCTTGCTATAAGTTGTATAGCAATATCAACAATAAGTGTGTGTGCGGAACCTGTATCTGGAAGTTCGCAATTAATTTGTGGACTAGTTGAACTTGGTGCAGATGTATCACCATTTGAATATTCTAATGTATTATAACCACCAAAAAACATTTTCCTTGGTTCTTTTAAATACGTTATAGTAATATTCGTTGGTGTAAATTCTCCACCTGTATATACAAGCATAGATTGATTACCTGCTGTACTGGTATTACCTACCATTGTAGCAAGACATCTTTTCCATACTTTAGAAGGTTTAGTATTTGCATTTATAAGCATACCTTCTAAATCACTATGCCTTATAATATTTAAGTCAAGTTTTCCACAACTTGAATTAACATAACCAGATACAAAATTACGGTATTTATGTATTAAGTTATCAAGATTTAATCTGTAAATATTTGTTTTAAATAAAGTTAAAGCAGCATCTTCTTCAGGTATAACCAGAGAAGATAGCATATCCATTCGTTGTTGTGTAAATTCAAACCCAAGTTTGAAACGCTTGGCATTGTTTCCAGAATAACATATTTCTACAAATTCGTTTTGTGCATCATTTAATAAATCATCTATAAACGCCGTAGGTAAATCAGGTTTGTGATTTGAATTTAATTTGTTGTACCGAAGTTTAACCTCGGCGTGCATTCTTTTAACATCCATGTTATTCTAACCAAACATTTTTCACAGTTAATTCTTCGTAAAGATCTTTATACCAATTAGTAACGTCTTTATCTTCAGAATTAAATATGTTATATTCACGTTGCAAGCTGCTTACAAGAGCATCATAAGTAGTATGCTTGTACATGTTAGGTTGATTGATCTTAGAATGCCATATATAAAAACCATCTCGAATTGTAATAATATCATTGTTAATAGCTTGTCCAACAAGATACATAATTCTAAATCTTTCACGATTATCTTTATCTTGAAGCATATCGTAAAGTTTAGTAAACTTCTCTATGTTTTCAAGTTGATAAGATGTTTGTTCATGCAGATAATCTGAAATATTTTCTTTAACGGTGCTATCACGCATTTTACCTTTTACAATTGGAGTATTATCATGGTTAGTAAGAAGTGTAGCTAACATATATATATTATATGGTGTACTATTACTTTTCAAACTATACCATTTACCAATAGCATCTTCAATAATATCTCTGCGTTTTTGCTTTTCCATTTGAGCCTCATTTTCTTCAGAGATATACCAGTCATGTGTAGAAGCATTTACTTCTTGTTTATTTTTAGCAACTTTGGGATGATTTTTTAATAGTTGTATTGCAATTCTTCCTCTTGGAGTTTCATCTGTAAATCTATTAGGTGCATCGTACAATATAATTTTAAATGTTTCAAGATAGTTTCTTTCTTTATCAAGACTTTGTTTCCAATTAGAACTAAACATAGTTCCTGTTACATCACTTGTATAGAAATTATAACCAACATTATCTAAAATTTCATACTTGGTTTGTAACTTAATTTGGCTTTGTTTAACAATTGTTTTAAGATGTGATAACCAATCTTGTGACAATCCATAAGTTTCAATAACCATTTCTGGTTCCAAATCTTTAAATGGATTTTCAATCATTTTATCAAGTCCAGTAATAAGTTTATTTGTTGTAAGATTTAACCTAAAAGAATATTCAGAAGGTACTCCAAATTCTTTATTTTTATTCATACCTGTTGTAGGTATAAATTCTCCTGTTTTAGATTGTACAGTGTAAACTTGTTTGTGTCTACCTTGTGCAGAAATACGTGGTACAGGATTTATATATAAAGTTGTATTTTCTTGACGTTTCATGTCGTAGCTTTTCTTGCTTTTTGTAGGTGAAAATTAAAAAAAAGGCCGTTGATTATAGGCTCAACGGCCAAAGCCTAGTGATTAAACAGTCGGGACAAAGGCAATACGACCAACACGGGTCACATCCCATACGCACAGACTTCCGCTCATTTCGCGGTAAATTCCAAGTTCTTTATTATTTGCATAAGCATTAGAACCATCTTTAATAGATCCAGTTTCAAAGTTATAAACGTTTGAAACAGAGAAGTAAGATTCTACACCATCTTGCAGAACCATTGTGATATTCTCTTCACGAGATGCATCGTTAGCTTTTTGCTCACTTACACCAAAGTCAAAAATATCCATTGCATAAGATTCTACAGTACGGTTAGTACCCGGAGCAAGTTCAGGGAACAGTTTACGATCATCTTTGATTGGGTCGTGTACGATCTCAACGATCACACCGTTCATCATTTTGATCTTGGTAAACTGAGCACCAAACTCAAGTTCATTCTCATGGTATCCTTTTGGATCTGTACGCTTGGAAGCAAACAGTGTATCAATGTACTGGAACTGAGAAGCCTCTTGAGCAATAAGCCTAGACAGAAACTCAATACCAGCCTCACCAGATGCAATCACAATATGACGATCTGCAAAAGATTTACGAGTAATGAAAATTTGTGACAGATACTCATAGATTTCGCTAAGAGTCAGTGTACCATTATGCTCTTTGTAGTGACCATCTTTTACGATTTGTCTCCAACCTGGAGCAGCTTTGATAGTACGACCGGAATCACGATCTACAGTTTTCTGCAGTTGACCCCACTCCATAGCCATCTCACGATCCATCTCAGTACGCTCAAGCAGACGAGCTTCAATTTTAGAAATGAATACGCCTTTTTCATAAACAGTTTTGTCGTTAGACTGGAACTGCTGCTGATAAACGTAACCAGAGCTAATAGCACTTTCGTTGTAGCTTGAACCACCTACACTATAACCCATACTTGCAGGCATTGGACGACCTTCAGATTTGCAAGCAATTTCAGTACGGATAAACTTGTCTGTAAATTCAGCTTTGTTAGCATAGTTAGCTACCCAAGACTGAAGTTTAAACATTTCACCGTATTGATCTGGTGCATATTTAGTATTCAGCTCGTCAGAAACAAGACTGGATACACGCATTGCACGACGACCGGGCTGAATGTATTCAAGTGGAATCCAAGAATTAAGATCACCTGTTTGCAGTTCAACTTCATATTCCCAAGAGTTTGTACTACGTTGAACAGGATGTCCAAGAATACGCAGCAAAGGAAGATCAGAACCTTCAAGCTTAATTACAGAAGGCTCATGCAGCCAGTCACGATCAAGAGCAATTTTAAAAGGAAGACCTCCTTTACCAGGAGTTGTACTAGATGTAATAACTTCTGTAAAACGGAAATCTACATCAGCATCTCCCATCAGATACCATTGATAATCATCGGTACCTCCAGGTAATACATAAACATTTTTTTGTGCAATTGTTTTGTACGTAAACTTCTTATTAATAAGGTGGCTACCCATTTTAGAAGAAAACAGTTGCGAAGTACGAACGCCAAAATTAAATGGCTGATAACGTCTGAACATAGCAGCGTGAGTAAGAGAGTCGAAGAAACTACCTCCCCAAGCATGACGTTCTACAGTTTGTAGTGCGGTTTTTCTATTCATGATTTAAATTGATTGTTAGATGACAGGTATAGCGTCATCTAATTTTGAATTGGTTTTAAAATTAGATTTAGTTGATAATGTTGGTGAATTTACTATTTCTTGAAATCTTTGTTTAAACTCTTTAGCTTTTGGTGTTTCAACTGAATTAATAAATTTACTGTAATCAATATCACCATTATTATAGTAAGATAAGAAATCTACGAGTTTTATAAGTGATTTTGGATTTTTATAAATATCTTGAAGAACTTGATTTACATTACTAAAATTATTTTTTATTTCATTTATTTTACTAGCTTTCCATCCAGTAGCTTCGAGTTCTTCACTTATTTTTTCTGCAAACTTAATTCTTTCTTGACTTTTTTGTAATTCTTCATTTTCTTTATCGGCAATAAGTTGTTCAGATTTTGGAGTTTTACTTTTTTCTTGAGCAAGCTTTTCATATTCTTGTTTAGCTTCATCAAGAAGATCACCTTCATCTTCTAAACTATTTAAAGCAGCATTAATAGCTCTTGGCTTTAAACCTCTTTCTTCATATATACTATATAGAAAATCTCTTGCATCATCCATTGTACTAAGTTTAACATCAATAGGTTTTGTTTCTTCTATATATGTATTTAAGAATGTAACAAGATCATCTCTTGTAATATTTGGAGAGGCAAAAGCAAATCTAAGAACATCTTTAGTAAGATCTGGAGCTTGTTGTACAAGTCCGTTTAAAACTCGTTGTGGTAAAGTTGTTAAAGATTCTTCAACTTTTTCCCAAGTACCATCAAAGTTTTCACGATCTTGTTCATCAAGAACACCTTTATTAATAAGCTCTTCAAATATAGCAACTGCAGCAGCATCTGCATTTTCACCATAATTGGGATTATTATCAGTAGTATCTTTTACAATATCTTGTTTTTCTTCCATTATTACATCTTCTGCAATAGGTTCATCAGTATTACCATTATCATCATTATCATTATCATTGTTATCTGATGTTACAGTTTCATTAACATCATCAATAAGAATTTCTTCAAATTCTGGAATTGTTATATTTTCCATACAAAGGTATGTGTTTAAATTGTGTTTGTTTTTTTCAATTATAATAAAACTACAAATTAGTATTATTTTATAATCAAAACGTCAAAATTATTTTTTAGATGTTTTCGACTGCGAAACTTTCTTACGATCTATTTTAAGCTTTTCACTATCAACTTCTTTCTGATGTTCAAATTTAGCCATATCAAGTTTTACTTTTTCTTCTTTAAGATAATGATCAGCTACATCTAATACATCAGGTAATCCATTTTTATCTATATCTTTATCTTCATTCCAAGCCATAGCATCAATTGATGATGTCATAATATTAGTAGTACGATCTTCTTCAGCTTTAACACGAATCTTTTCAATCTCATGTGCTTGAACATCTTCTCTTGCTTCAACTTGCATCTTTGTTTGACGCTCTTGTGATTCAAGTTGCATTTGCTGCATTTCTTGTTGACGCTGTTGTTGTTTAGCTTCTTCCATTGAAATTAGTTTATGAATTTCAGCAGGAGGTGCACCACTAACAAGTGCCATAATCAGTTTAGAAATTGCAGTCATACCTTGACCACCGTTTTGAGCAAAAGACATACCGTAATTAAACATAGTGTCAATATATCTTTGAGTACGTCCAGAATCACTTAAATATAATCCAATAGTATTATGATCTAATACTTCAGGAGTTACAGTTAACAACTCTTCCATACCATTTGGCATTACATAATGTAAAGTATGTTCTTTTATTTGAGGATTTGCTTGAAATATATTTCTACAGTAAGTTGTAAAGTTAATCAACCAATCGTTAATAGCGTGTTTCCAAACTTCATTATGCATATAAAAATAAGGTTCTGTAATATTATATGATTGTGCAATTGCTTGTTGATTATCCGATACATTAGATCTACTATCAAACATAGCTTCTCTTTGGGGAGATACTCCCATTGCAAGACCTATTTCTTTTTTCAATAATTCAGCAAGATTTTGTAAATTAAATATATTCATAGCATTGTCAAAAGAATTACCTCTAGATCCCGGACTTCTTGTTGCTGGAGGTAATCCTCCAAGACTTGTTTGAGATCCAGAATAAAAATTGATACCAGTCTTTTTCAAAAACGTATACCATGTCAAGAACTTATCTCTGATGTCATTACCCATAAAATCTTTACCAAGATCATCTGGTATTTGATCAACATCAATATCTAAATTAGATCCCAGATACCTTGACAACTCTCTATTTTCAATATGTTTAATATATAACAATTGAAAATATGATGGTAAAGCTCTTTGAAGTAAAGATACTGACTTTGAGTTTCTTGCACTAAATACAGCACCCTTAGTTGATAATTCAAAAGATCCAAATGGATCATCAAGGTTTGTATGTTGATTAGGTACTTCTCTACAAATAGGATAAACAAGATTACCAAGTCTTACAATTTCATATTTTCTTGGAATCCAAAGTTTTTCAGCTTTATATTCAGTACCTGTAAGTTCATCAAACCATACTTGACGAGTAGTATCTACACCATATCTATTTGTAAATTTTTCAGTAATCGCTTCATCAGGAATATTATCTGAAAAACTTGATGGTAATATAGTTACAACTTCTTTATTATATTCATCAATATAAGATAAGAAAATAACTTCTTTAAATGCTTTAAATTCAAAATGTGTTTCCCAAATTAAGTCAGCTTGTCTTGCTAAAGATTGTGCTCTTGATTGGTGCATACCAATAGTTTTATCATGTACTAATTGTTTATCAGCAGCCATTAACAATTCTTGATTAGTTTTATCATAAGCATAATTAGCAGTCTTTGCTCCAACAGCATGACGTTTATCAGCAACAGTAGTAGTATAGTTATTTATACCAAGTTGCATTAATTCTTCATCACTTAAATCATAGTTATTAAAAAGTTCTGCAGGCGTAATAGCTTGTCTGTAACAAAAATAATCACCTTTATGAATAAACCTTTCATTTGGGGACTTGTGATATATTGAAAAAAGCGGGTTTCTAAGTTCGAGAACAGGTTTACCATGTTTCCATCCAGAGTATATAAAACACTTATCAACTTTAATTACATCTTCAAGTGTTTCAAGTTTTTTAGATCTAATATCTTGATCATACATACAATAATTTAAAGCTTTGGCATAAAATATTTCTATTTCAGATTGCCATGTTTTAGAAGCTAAATCTTCTGGTTCTAATTGAGTACGAAGAGATTGTACATATTGTTGAATCTCTTCTTCTTTCATTCCTTGCATTTGAGCTTTTTGAGCTTCTAACATAATACCCAGTTTTTCATCAACTGAGTTTCTAATTGCATTTAATAAAGATTCATTTTTATCTTGAATAGCTTTAGCATTCAATAAAATAATTTTAAAATCATCACCTCGTTTTAACATTTCACCTTTTAAAGCATTTACTTTATTATGCAATTCAGGATAAGGTACAAGCTCTTCTTCAATTTGTCCAATATCTTCTCCAAGCGGATTGCAAAAAGCTCTTACTTTATCTTTAAATCCGCTAAGATTATTGTTAGCGACTTCGTACGACATTTTCATCATATCGTAATCTTCCACTACAGCTGTTTGTAGAGGAATAACATAGTTCATATATCTTTTGAACCATTGATTATCATTTGCGTATTTTTCTTTTTCAGATACTTTTAAAGTAAAGACAGGATTCTTTTTTTGTAATTTAGCCATTGTAAATTAGTTATTCGTTGTGTACAACATAAGAAGTATTAATTAAAAGTTTAAATAATGATGTTGCGTTTTTAAGTGAATTGATAACGATGCTTGAAGCATCTATAATGTTTTCGTCGTAGGATTTAGACCGTACATTATAAGGTACATCTGTCTTTAATGTTCGTGTAATATTAGCATTCTTTAATATTTGTGTATAAGGTTTATAAAGAATATCTTTAATTAATTTAAACAAAGGATGATCTTTAAATAAAGGAATTATTTGTACAAGTTCAACACCAGCACCTCTTACATAACCACTTTTAAGTGCTGAAGTAACAGCACCTAAAGCATCTTCAATACGATCATACTCTTCTTTAATATTTTTTTCTGTAACACCACCAACATAGATAATAGCACTTGTTTGATTTAACCTATGAATACGATTACGGTAATCAGTTTCATCATAATCTTCTATACAATTTTCAGCAAGCTTTTCTAATTGAGCAAGTCGTTTTTTAAGCTTTGTTGTTTCAGGATGATTGTAGATTGTAAAATCATGTTGTGAAACAACAATCTTGTTTACAGTACTATTATCATTTGAGAACGCTAAAATATCTTTATAGTTTTCTTTACTATAATTACCGTATCCAGGTGTTTTAATTAAACATATTTTCAAACCATTTTGATTTTTATTAGTAAGTGCAAATCTAATAAAAGCATCTGAAAACATAGGTGCCATAATAACAAGAGCCTGATCATTATCAAGACAATAAGACAATATCTTTTCATAAGATTGTGGTGATGATACTAAATCTTCTTCTAAAAGAAGTAATACATTTTCATAAACACAATTACCATTATCCTGATTTGCAAATCTGGAATTAACCATTCCTGATTCAAAATTAAGACCTTCTACAAGATCAAAATATGTTTTATCAGATACTCGTGATTCTTCCAATGAAATATGAGCTTGAAATCCAGTTTTAGAATAAATATCTTTAATCAATCCAGCTACTTTATTTGATTTGCATGATGTTATTGCAATCTTATAAATATCGTCAATATTATCAATTTGCTTTGATTGTGCCATTATAATCTCTTCAAACTTATTTACAAAATCATCGAGATCTTCAATAAACTGATTTTTATCAGTAATATCCTGAATATAAGGAGAATCAACTAATGATCGTACAAACAATATAGTAGATGTAGTACCATCACCACATTGTTCAACTGTTTTATTTGCCGCATTAATAAGCAGCTTTGCTCCGATATTATTTTGTGGATCTGGCAAGTTAATTGCTTTTGCTACAGATACACCGTCTTTTGTAAATTTTAATTCATTGTCTGTATTAAGAATTACATTTTTACCAGAACCTCCCATTGTTGAAATAACTACATCAGAGGCTAATTTAATACCATCAATAATATATTGTAAATTGTCATTCAGAATTGTCGTTGTAGGCTTGTTGTTGTGCATAAAATTTTTTTAATTTTTGTTCAATGTCTTCAGGTCTAAATATATTAGGATTCATAGATAATACCGCTAACGGATTATGTCTATGTTTTCTTTCTTCTTCTTTTAATTGCAGGTGTCTTAATTCTTTCATTACAAATGGTGCTAAAATAAAAGCAGATACAGCATCAAAGTTTTTATGTTTTTTTAATTCAAAAGCTAACATTTGCCTTAATAAGAAAATATCAGGTAAGGTTTCAACAAATCTTTTTTCATTATTATTATATGTTATAGTCTGTAATAAATAATCAGAAGCATCACCAATCATTTCAAGTTTTTGTTCTATACCATTCAACATAATACCGTAACTAACTACTTTCTTTTCATATGCTGAACTACCTTTTTCTCTTGAAGGACTTAACGCTAAAAGATTTAATTTATTCTTTCTTAAAAAATAACCTCTAACAGAATCCCCTCGGTTTGCTTCATACCATAAACTTCTATTGTTATTACCATAGTATGCCAATATTTTTTCAATGTTTTCATAAAAACCATCTCTACCTTTAGGATGTTTTCCAACATAAGAACAAACCATTGACCCACCATTATAAGGCGATCCGTATTTAGGGTTTACAAAACCATAAAAAGCTCCTAAAGAACCACCTTCTTCTACATCATCTGCAACATACGGATCTAATACAAAAAAGTACATATCCGATGGAATTTCTCCACTTACAAAATGAGGCTCTTGATAAATTATAATTGCACCATCTAATTTAGTATTAGTAAAATTATAAGGAAACTCATAAAAAGGTTCAGCAGCTAAATCAGGTTCAGATCTTACACCATATTGTTTATTAGAATCCCATACTAAATTAACTGGCTGACCAATTGTTTTATATTTACCAAAACTTACAAGTTCTTTTTCACGATCCATTAATTCCATGATAGGAAAATGATGACCTTTAGAAGAAATCCACATATCAGATGGAACAATAGGATAATTCATTTTTTCATTACGTAATGCTTCTGGATCTGAACTTTTACCAGCTTCTATACGACGATCCATATAAAATTGTAATGCTTTTTCAATATCTGTATTTCCATTTTGATCTTTAAATTGAGCATTTGTCATATAAGATGCTAAAAAGAATCCTATTTTACCACTACTTTCCCAAACATCATCATAAGCTAAACAATTATAATCAGTTGGATTTGTAAATATCTTTTTAGATTGTTGAACAAGATCTATATTACCAGATGTACCAATACCAACTTGAACACCAAATTGTTTACCATCATCATCTGTAACTGTACCTACGTTTGAAAACCAGGCATCTACAATATTAGACATTAAACCAACTTCTTCATATAAAGATAAAATGTAACGTCCACCAGCAGCTGCAGCTTCACCACCTTGTTTTTTATCAGAATAGTTTACATGGATTAGTTTACTTTTAGTACCTAAACCATGAACCCAACGATTATTAATCTTTGCAGAGTATTCATACCTAAATGGATTCTTTTTATTACCTGCTCCTAAAGAACCTTCCCAATCTCGATAAAAAGGATTAGGTGTATAGTCATCATCACCTTTATCCAGCTTTCCCCAAACACCAAGATTATTATCACTACCAAATGCTTTTAATCCTTCTTCTACTTTTGTACAAAATTCAGATGATTTATCAGTATTTCCAGAACCAATACAAACTTCAATAGTTGGAGGATTATCAAAATCTTCTTGAGTAAAATATTTTAAACCATCGAATGTAATATGATGACCTATTATACCAGCAAATGTAAAACTTTTACCACCTCCACGAGATCCAAATACCATTAAATTTTTTGTAGGATTACCGTACAATGGTAAACCCATATTTTTATTATGAAGTTTTTTTATATTTTCTCTAGGTGAAATAAATTTCTTTAGTTTACCATCTGATGATATTAAATCAATGTTTGTAGTATCTGCTATTGTTTTACATTTAAGTACATCATAATTAGATGTATATTCATCATCATCCTTCCAACCAGAAAAACCTTGTGCTTCAAGATAAGCATAATGTAACATCCAATCGATATCTCGCACATAAGGTCTTATATATCTTCTTACTTTTTGTTTTTTATCTACATTAAGAATAGAAAAGAAATTACCATAAAAAAATAAAGTACCGGGCATATACCGCCACCCACCATTATCATACCCCCATAAACCTTCTATACTATATTTTGTATATAAAGACCATAACTTACTATATTTTTCAGATTCGGGGTGTAATTTTGGAATATCAATTAACCATGTATTAATATTTTGAATTCGTATCAGATCCTTTTTGAGTAGTTCTAAATTCTGTATCATCGTTTAAATCAACTTTAATTGTTTTCTTTTCTCTTGCTGTAAGCTTTCTACCACCGTATAGTTGAACTTCTTTATTTTTATCTTCAATATATTTTTGAACAATCTTATCAAAGTCTTCTTCCATTTTAGGTGTTTTGGCAATAGCATTATCAATTGCTGTCATAGTTTCAAAATTATATTCAGCTTCTTTAAGAAAAGAGTTTCTTTTTTTAAAAAGATCTTTTGTAGTTTTTAATAATCGTTCAATTACTGTTAAACAGATTTCAGGATATTCTTGAACGCATTGTAAAATAAGTTCATCTTCAATATTAAAATCAGGGTTAAAGTTCTCGCATACTTTGATAAGTTCGTCATAAGAAAGTCTATAATAAAGATTAATGTTTTCATCAGGTTCAGAAAGAAAAAAGATACACCACATATGTTTAGATGATGTATCTTTATTCTTACTAGAATCTTGATTATACAAAAATGAAAACGGATTTACAAATCTAAGATGCGGATTTAAATCCCAAAAATTAACATCAGGTTTTAAATCTTTCTTTATATTTATAAACGTGTTCATAGAGGATCAACAATTAAAAGAGTTTTTATACCGGTTTCTCTACAATCAGAGTGTAACCAACCATCTGTAAATTTATAATTTTCAAGTGTAGTCAAACCATATTTACTAAAATGATCAAAGTTTTTAGTAACTTGTTCATACGCTTCTTTAGAAGTCATTTTTCCAATATTACAATCAAATGCTCTTCCAAATTTATGTTGTGAATATTCACTTCCAATATTAACTCGAGGTGGTCTATAACCACGATACGAATAAGGACCACCACTATGCCAATTATTAATAATAACAGGCTGATCAAAGAATTCACGATATGCAGTAGCAATTTCAATTATTTTTGGATCAATAAACCATAGTGATTTTTGTTGATATTGCTTAAAAATTTGAGGAGGTACAAACTCTTCAATTTCAAAGTATTTATTTATTTTCATTTTGCTATAGATTGAAGTTGTAAAAAATCAGAACTTTCATCATCGTATGTAATAACTACAATTTTAGTTGTTGTTTTATTTACTTTGTACCAAAATGTAAGTTCAGGTAAGTTAATTTTATATTTGACACAATCACATAAAGGATTAATTCTTGTTATTTTTTTGCTTCCATTATATATAAATGTATGGCGAAAGTGACCTCCTTTTGTAACTGTCTTTTGAATGTTATTTTGTAAGAATCCCATATCGGTTAAGAATCCATTTTAACTCATTTTTATTTCTAATATGCATTCTATCAATAACTACATTTTTATAAGTGTCCAATATACTAACATATTTTGCAGAACCTACATCATTTAATTCTAAATTGTAATACAAAGGTTCGCTATGAGGTACATTAATATAAAAAAACGTAACACCTTCAAATTCTTTTTTAATATTAAATCCAAGTTCTACAATATCATCTTTATCTAAACATTTAACACGATATTCTGATATTGGTATTGTAAAATCAGTATAAGGTGATACTGTATAATTGTCAAACTGGTTGTTTCCAACGTGAATTTTACATTCAAATCCACAATACAACTCATCTATTGTTGGAATATAATGATTATTCATTGATAACGGCCATTATATCAAAAGAAGGAACGAGAAGATAACCATAATGCATATTGGAAGGATCTGTTGGAAGAATGATTGTATTTGCATTTGGATGCATGTAACCATTTGGAACAACAACACTTGCATTATGTCCACTACCAGCAATTCTTACAGGTGCTGATTCTAATTGAACAATATCACCAACTTTTAAAGACGTAGCTGATGGAGTTGAAACAACAATTGCTTTATTTGAATAAGGATAAGGAGATTCAATTTCCATAAGTGAACCTACACCACTATTAGTAGGTACAGGAAGAACTTGTTTTTGAGGAATTAAAAGACCACCTTCAGTTTTAGAAGGTTCTAATAGAAATACTCTAACCAATACTTTATTAAGTGGTTTAACATTCATATAAGTACTATCCAAATTACGGATATTATTATTATAATTAAATACAGATTCTAATTCTGATTGTGACATCATTTCATCTTTAATATTATTACTAGCAATATCCATTTGCTTAGATATTGGATTACCATCTTGTTTACGATGTTCATTTAAAAGATCATTTATGCTCGTCTTGTTTGATTGTTTGTCTTTCATACTTGTAGGTGTTATTTAAAAGATTTGTAAAAAATTCTAATTGTTCATTATAAACATCAGGTTTAATAGTATCTTTGCGTCGATTTAAACTATCAATTGTAGTTAACAATCGTTTTCTATTTATGTAGAAAGTCATTAAATCGTGGAGTATAATACCACCCTTACTTTCTAAAGGAGTTACTAAATAATGTCTTAATCCATTAAAAAACGATTGAATTACAAGATTAATCTGTTCTTCTGGTAAATTGTATTTTTTTGCAAGTTTTTCAATTATATGTTCATTCATTACATTAATTCTATTTTACGTTGGTTATGAATTATAATCTTCATACCATGTAAATTATCTAATTCGTTTACTTCTAAGTCACGCATTAGATAAGTATACTGATATTTATTAATAAATAGAATATTTACAGCTTTTTTGTACTTTTTATAAAACTCAACTTGCAAATCTAAAATCATTTCAAGTACTGATAATCCCATTTTCAATAAGTTTAACAGGGATCGTAAATTTGATTTCTTTCGTTTTACCAGATCGAATATAATTTTGAAATGATTTAAACGCAGGATGTAGATAATAAGCACTACCTTCTTTAATTAAAAATCCTTTTTCATGAAGTTGTTTACATTTAGAATATAAATTAGAAATAGGTGTATTTGTAAGTTGTTCTAATTGCTTACCATTATCTTTTTCAAGTATAGATAATTCATTAAGATTCATTGTTAGAATAGCAGATAATATTTCACAATCTTTTTCTGATAATACGTGATTACGTACATTTAATAAATAACAGTATAACTTCCAAAAATCTTTTTCAGTCTTTTCATGATAAGTATTTACATCAATGTTTATCTTGTTGTTTAGTAGGTTCAGTTCCATTGTCTTTTTTGTTTAATTGATTTTTAGTTTCTTCTTTTTCTTTTTCAGGATCATGTAAAGAAAAACCTTTACCTTTTTCATATTCAATAACTATTGGATTATCACCTAATCCAGTAAATTTAAATTTCATACTTCTTTCTAATTTAGATGTTAAACATTTCTCGGACAAAGGTAAATATCTTTTTTTATCTCGAACTATACCATTAATATCATATAAAGTACCATCTATATTAGATACAACATGATCACCATTATAATAAGCAATTGTATTTGGATACAATGAGTGCAAAATCTTATAAAAGTTATAACATGAACCTTTGGTAAAGATGTTTATCATTTCTTTGTGACTATCTCGTATTAAACTTATACGGTGTAAAATTTCATTTCTTTTATTCATGTTTTATATTTTTAGATATACCTCTCCCTATGCTGATAAATTGCGTTATCAGATAAATCGAAACTGTATTCTTCATACATTCGACGATTACTTAAAGTTTTCCATGTAGCCAGTGCAGTCAATCTTTCGATCTATAACCTCGATGAATTACCAGACTTTTTACCTTTTCGATAAACGGTGATTCTGGAACCAAGCCTACTAAAACTTCGGCTCACTCTCTAATTCATCTCAACTACAAGCTTATATACTTTAAGCTTTTTTGCAATTAGCGGGGACACCTCGGAGTTATGTTGACTATCATTTAAAGTCTACCCCTACTACCCACTGTCTGATCCAGGCCCTGTTCTCTCATGGTTATGAGTTGCAACCGGATGATTTGATCTATGAAATCAAATTGCGGTACAAAGATAAGTAATATTTATTTACTTGATGATTCGAAAATGATAAAAATTGAAAATAGTCTTCTTTTATATTCGATAAGTCAAAATAATTTTTTTGGATTTTTTTGGATTTTTTGTAGGTTTGTTTGGGTATCCCAAACAGCACCCCCCGCTAAGTATTAGCAGGGAATGTCCCCTGTCATTAATCTATTAACATGAAAGGAAAGGTATCTTTCATGAGCGTTGCCGAGTTCAAGGCAGCGCTCGGGGTTCAGACCATCGAGGTCGTGAAGAACCCCAACACTGGCAAACTCTTCGTGTCTGCGGGCACGGAGAGGTTTAAATGCCAGCAGGATATCGACCTGAAAGGGTCGATGTCCGTTCTCATCCCAGTCTCTGTTGACGGGGAGCAGCTTCT